GGGGATGGGTGTTCAGGCTCTGGCGTGTGGCCTGCGGTCTTTCCTCTGGATGCTCTGATCGGGCGCGTAGATCTCGATCGTGTTGAACAAAGCTCCGCAGCATTTGCACTTGCGGGTTCTGCGTTGCATGATCGCGGCGCCGTCTCCCGGCCGCGTTTCCGTGACCTGGGTGTCAGCGCCGCATTCGACGCACTTGGGCTTGTTGCTCATGGCCTGGTCTCCATTGGAATCAGCCCAGCCCATGGAGACGTCGCCACGCCAGCACGACGCTTCCGACGCGCGGCCCAGCGGGCGCGGTTGGCGCGGTAGTTGCGCTGGTTCGCGGCCTTGCGGTGCGCCTCATCGAATGCTGGCCGTTCTGCATCCATTCCGGGGACCGCCGCGTAGATCGGTGTCTCGCGGCCTTTGCGCCCGACTTGGAACTGCCAGCGGCTGATGCGGAAGAACTTGCCCGGGTGGTTGGCCCTGGCGTTCGTGAGAGACGCATTCACCTTTCCGCGCGGCAGCCCGGTGGCCTCGGCGATCTCCGCCGCGCTCATCGGACCGAGCTCGCGCAGGGCGTGGGTTATGGCATCGCGCACGACAGGTGGGGATGGCATGCTTCCTCCTTTTCTCTCATGCGGTCGTCTTAGCCAGCGCGGCGCGCAGCTGGTCTTCGTACTGGCCTGCCAAGGCGGCGAAGGCCATCAGGTCGTCCTGCAGCTTCTGGATGGCGTCCTCGTCGCGCGTGATGCGGTGGATGACAAGATGCTGCAGGTCGGGGCACCAGAGCACTAGGTCCACCCACTGCCGGCCCAGCAGCCAGAGATAGCCAAGGCACTGGTCCATGTAGGCGGAAAGGTCGCCGTCGGCCATGGCGGTGAACAGCGTGTCGCTGCTGACCATGGTCTTGATCTCAAGCACTCCGTCGTCATCGATCAAGCCGTCCACAGACCCCCCAAAAAGATGGTCGTCGGTGTAGAAGAAGCCAACCTCGTTGACGAGATTCCCTGTACGGCGTTCGTATGCCATCCGAGCGCGTGGTTCTTCTTCGGTGCCCATGCGCATCGCCGAGTTTTGGAACTTCGAGGGAGCTGCTCCGCCAGCGCGTTCGCGCGCAATGTCCATCGCATAGGCCAGACATGCCTTCGACGGTTGCCCTCCTTTGAGTTTGTCTCGCGCGTCTTTAAACCGTGATCCAGTCACGATCCCTCGACGCTCTGAGATCCACTCGGGCGTGCCTTGCTGGTGATTGGAGAATGAAATCATGCGTTCTCCCAGTTGCGGGTAAAAAGTTCTGTGATGTATTTCCTGGTGACGCCGTATCGCTTAGCCAGGGTCCCGGTAAGTCCTGGCGGAGCACGCTTCACCCCAGCCGGACGGTGGGCGCGAATCTCGGCCACCTGCTGCTGAGTGAGTATTGCCATGCCGTGGGATTCGCCTGAGGCGTGTCGTCCCTTGGACACTTTGTCGTCGTTGTTCGCCTTGGAAGTCCCGGGAAACAGATGGGCGGGGTTGCAGCACCCTGGGTTGTCGCAGCGGTGGCATGCAACCATCCCCTTAGGAACATCCACCCCCGAGAACAAAAGGGCCACGCGGTTAGAGGGCTGATGTCTGCCTTCAAGCCAGAACGCCCCGTATCCCTCGCTGGCATTCCTGACTGCCGCTTTCCAGGGCCAGCACTCGTCCGGACCTTTCTTCTCCACCTTCCTCCAGAACCTCTCTTGGGGCGTCCCTGTCTTTTCTGCTTTTGCTGCCCTTGCAATTACGGCCGCCTCAATCCGGTTCATTGAGTTACTCCCTTCGCGTCAGCGTCCTTGGCTGCCTTCTTCAGGGCGTAGCTCTCCGGCTCCAGTGCGGCGCGCGCTTCCGGCGAGAGAGACTTGATGTGCGCGCTCAGTGCTGCCCAGCCGTTCATTGCGGCCTCGCGCGCTGGCGCCAGGATTTCGAGTGGCACAGCGGCCGGCTTCTCGTTGCCGTCCGTGTCGTCGCCACCCTCGGCCACGCCGCATATGGCCTTGAGCGTGTAGCGCTCCAGATAGGACTTCGTGCTGGCCCTGGCCTGGAGCTGGTTCTTTGCGCCGCCAGCGTCCGGCGGGCCGCCCATGCTGACCGTCTCGCTGTGGCCGCCCACGTGCTTCAGGGTGCAAGTGACCTCCAGCCAGTCCTTCTCGTCGCGCGTCAGCTTCCATGAGGTGCTGAGCCCGTGCTTGGACAGGGCCGGCGTGACCGCATCCACAACGTCGTGCAGCTCGGCGTACTCCTTGCCACGCAGCGGGCCATCGGTGACCTTGCGGCCCTTCACGATGCGAACGGCCTCTGCCTTGAACGCGGCGAACGCCACGTTGTAGGCCTTCTCAGCCTCGCGCTGCTCCCAGCGGTCATGCAGGTCCATCATCTTGCCGATCTCGTCGGTGCTGATGCCCTGAGCGCGAGCGGCCAGCCACACGCCGGCGGGCGAGTTGGCGGCCAGCATTCCGCCCTGCTGGACCGCCGGCAATGCCTGCTGCTGCACCGGCACATCGACGAGCGTCATTTCTTCAGTTGCTGTTTGCATATCGATTTCTCAGTAGGTGATGGAGACGGCCGGGATGGCCTTCTTTGCGATCAGCGTGATGGCCTGTTTCGCGCATTCCTCGGTCATGCCGCCGGCAACGAAAGCGGCCAGCGCGGCGCGGTTGACGGCAGTCTTGTGGGCCTTGTCGGCTTCGCGGCGCTTTGCCTCGGCGGCTTCTGCGGCCTGCTGCTGGGCGACGCGTCGCTGCTCAGCTGCTACGGCCTCGGCAGCGCGGCGCTCGGCGTCCGCCTTGGCCTGCTGCTCGCGTTGCACGGCTTCTGCCTTTTCGCGCTCGGCACGCTCTGCCGACAGCTTCAGCTCCAGTTCGCGCTTGTCGGCTGCGGCCTTTGCTTCAGCCTCGCGCCGGATCACCGCTTCGCGCTCTGCCTGGGCGCGGGACTCGGCCTCACGCTGGGCGCGCTCTGCGGCCTCGCGGGCGATGCGTTCTTCGCGCTCCTTCTGCTCGCGGGCGGCAGCCTCGGCGCGCAGTCGGGCCAGTTCAGCCTGCTCCGCCTCATACTTCTCGCGCGTCTCCAGCGCAGCAGACAGGCTCTCCAGCGCCTTGGCCTTCGCGCGATGTGCCTCTGCCTCGTATTCCTCGAAGGCCGCATCAATTACCTTGACATTCAAGGCCGCGATTTGCTCCCGCAGAGTCCCGGAGGTCAGGTTCTCGGCGCCCTGGACCACCTGCTGCATAAGCTCAATCGCTAGACGGTGCTTTTGCTGCCGAGCCTCTTCCGCTTCTTCCCACTCGGTCAGCGGCCGGCGAACCTCATCCGCCAAGCTGTCCAGCGCGTCCCGCATACGTTTGCGCTCGGCGTCGATCTTCTTGGGGACTTCCTTCATGTCATCGACCAGCTGTTTGCCCAGGCCGTCCAGCGCCGTTTTGGACTTGCGCACCTTGAATGCAATGCTTGCGATGTGATCGCGGCCTTTCTTCGTTGACGTGTCAGGAGCGTGGCTCAAAGCCTCCTTGCGGATCAGCTCAATGTACGGATCAAGCCCTGACGGGGCGCTGTAGACCTGCAGGGCGGTTTCTTTGGGCGGCAGCAGTGCCAAGTCTGTATTTGTGCTCATATTGATCTCGGTTGCGCTCAGAAGGCGCCGGAAGTGAGTGCGGCCAGGCCAGCGCACATGGCGCTCAGGCCGAGCCAGAGGAAGAGGTGGAGGAGGGCGTTCATGCTTCAGCCACCTCCTGCGGCAGGATCTGGGCCAGTCTGGACAGCCAGAACTGGCCGCCAGCTGGCAAACAGCGGTTGAGCTTGTCGCCTGCCTCGCGGACCAGGGTTGCCAGCTCGTCGCGCTGCTCTGTCGTCTCGCGGAGCTGCTGGGCCAGCTGCTCGTAGGTCAGTGCTGGCATGGCGGTTCCTTCTCGCGGGCGCGCAGCATGGCATCGGCCACGTCGTAGGCCTCGCTGGCCATCGCGTCGTAGGGCCAGTGGCTTTCGTGCCCGTGGTGAGCGATGTGCCCACCGAGGAACGCCTGCATTGCCAGTCCGGCGAAGTCGTCGCGCAGAGATTTGCCCGTGTGCAGTTCGGTCGGGATGGGGTCGCCGCTGATATGGGTCGCGCCAGGAACCGGGAGGCGCACCGGATGGACGGGGCCTCCGTCCTTGATTGCTTCGCTCATGGAATCTCCTTGTGGCAGGTCAGGCTGCCGTTCTCGAAAACAGGGGTGAGGCCCTCGCAGGCCTTGGTCGCGGCGCGCGCCAGGCGCTGCTCCTGCGCCGTGGGCTGGGGCTGCTGCGCTTCGGCCTGGCTGCAGCCGGCCATGGCCACGATGGCCAGCACGGCCAGCACCACGGCGAGCCAGCGGCCGTAGCGCGGCGGGCGCGACACGTCGAAGAAGGCCACTGCCTGCCGGGCATCGCACGGGAAGGCTTCGGCCAGCGTGCGGCGGTAGCGGGCGTCGGGATCGGGGTTGAAGGGCTCGGAAGGGGTCACTCGTTGCATTGCGGTGGCTCCTGAAAAGCGAAACCCGCCGGGAGGTGCGGGTTCTGGGGGAGTTGGATGGGCGGGGTCATGGGGACTCCTTGTTGGCTAGACCGGCGCGGGCCTCGTACTCCTGCCACGCGGGCGCCTCGTCGGAGTCGTCGTCGCTGCTTTCTTC